AGCAGGCCGAACTGGTGACACAGGCCGAGGCAATCCAGCGAGCGAACCACGAGCGGCAGAATCCCCAGGCAGTGCATCCGACCGGACTGAGGCCACTGGATGAACTGCTGGGCGGCGGATTGCGGGCCGGTCAATTGATTGTCGTGGGTGGCCGACCGGGCAGCGGGAAATCGGTCCTGATGTTGCAGATGTTGCTGGGGTCAGTGTCCGCAGCGCAGGCCGGATTGGTGGTCAGTCTGGAAATGCTGGCTCACGAGCTGGTGGAACGCCTCAGGACGCGGTACAGCGAACAGCAGCTATCTGCCTTGAATCTGCGGTATATCGACAGCACAAGCAATCTGGGGGCGATTACGGCACTCGTGAACGTCACAGCCCGGCGGATGAAATTGTGCGGCGTGGCGATAGACTACCTGCAATTGCTCGAAGTCCCAGGCAACAGCCGGGAAGGCCGGGAACGCGAAATCGCCAAAGCTTCGCGGCAAATGAAGCGGCTGGCGTTGGATCTGCAGCTGCCGGTGATTGTCGGGAGCCAGCTAAACCGCAACGCGGAAAAGTCCGGCAAGCCTGGGCTGCATGATTTGCGGGAGTCCGGAGCAATCGAACAGGACGCGGATATTGTGATTCTGCTGCACAAGGACGCGGACAGCGGGAAAACGAGCGTTGAGGTGGCGAAACACAGGCGAGGCAAAACCGGGCGGCTGGACCTGCAACTGGACGGGGCAAAATATCAATTCATTCAGGACGACAAATTTCAGGAGTTTGACCGATGGGGCTGACCGACGAAGACAGGGCAATGCTGCAACAGGCACAGGAACAAGCGAGGGCACGAATCAGCGGACGAACGATCGACGAGACCGGGCGGGACATCAGCGAGCCACAGGGGCAGCCGGATCTGATCCAGCCGGGTTGGTATTGGACCGGGCTGTTGTGTGTGTGGGTTGTGGGGCCGTCGCAGCGAGGGCAGTGGGTGCATTATCAGACAGCACAGGGATGCAGGTGGGCAGCGACGCGACGGACAGGCGACTGGCAGCGAGTGCATGAGGCCGTCGCAGAGTCAGGGCAGGGGTTCGGCTGGAGGCCGGACCGAAGTGATTGACAATCCCGGATCCCGTGGCAACAATGAACAGGAACGGAGGACGGCAGGACGCCAATTCAACACAGGGCCAGGACGGCCGCGCGGCTGCCGTGCCACCTCCGGGCAACACCATCGGCAGCCGCGATTTCAAGTCCTGTGGTGGGATTACGGAGGCGGTTATGGGTAAGGCGGCGCAGAAATTTGCGACATCGGTGACGGGCAAGTGTGGCGGGCTGACCGGCAGCAACGAGGACGGCGACAGAGTCGCAATTGATCCCATTCTGATCACCACGCTGATTACGACCATTCTCCCGGCGTTGGTACAATGGTTCCAGTCCTGCCGGGAGAAGCGAAAACAACAGGATCAGACGCCGCAGCAGCAACTGGCAGCGGCACATGCAGAGCCGAAGGCGCGGGCACGGAACGTGGCAGCCCTGCAGACTCGCATTCTTCAGGAGTGCAAACGCGGGGCCGTTGCAGAACGCAGGCGAGCACGCCAGACAGGCATTCCGGCGGACATCGGGCGATTCGCGATTGACTACGATTCCGCTGGACGACTGGCGGACAAAATCCACAGTGAGGCAGCCACAATGCCAGCCAAAGACGCGGCGGCACTGTGCGCTGAGTGTGGCATCACATGAGGGCGTTACTTCTGCTGCTGACAATGCTGCAGGATGGTGGCGCGATTGACTTCCCCGAGCCTCCTGCCCCTTCGCCGGTTGTGGTCGATGACACGCAGCCACAGCCGAGCGTGCACACGTTCGGCACTGACCAGCTATACCTGATCCAGAGCGATATCGCGCTGGTGATTTTGGCGAGTCCTGCGGGAGTTCTGCAGGTCACACCAGCCAAACAGGGAGCGGTGATTTTTTCACGGTTTGCCGGTGGGAAGGGGTTGGAAGAACGCACCGTCACCCGTGCAAATGGTTACGTTGTGCGTGGATTGGCAGCGGGCACTGCGGAGCTGCTGATCCTGCCTGCCGGATCTGCGGATTTGACGGACCTGAGACGCAGAATTCTCAACGTGACTGCTGCAGAAACAACACCACCCGACGGAAGGCCACAGCCTCCGGCGGATGACGTGGCAGCGGCATTCAGAGCCTATGAAAAATCATGGAGGGCGGCGCAAAGTGAACTGGCGCACCGTTTGGAATCTGGGGAAATCACGACTGAAAAGGGGGCGGCTGACTGGTTTTCCGTGGCAGGACAGGAGGCACGGAAACAGGCGTTTTTGCCACTGCTGCGGGCTGAGTCGATAGTGTTCGGCGGCGAGGGCTGGACGGCGGAAAAACACGCGAGATACATCAGGAGGTACCAAAAAAATGCACAGGTGCCTTGAGCCAGAGCCGCACGAAGTCGCCGCGATGAATGAGGCGGTGTCACTCTGCCGAAGCCCACGCGTTGGTGCTGGGGATCTGCGAGCGTGGCAGGACGTGCTGATGGATTCGGCGGTCACACCACTCACACGGATGCGGGTTGAGAATCAGACGGAATCGGGTTGCCAGGGATACGCGACAACGGCAAACGGGCAGGCCCGTTTGTGGTATTTGTCTGGGCATACGCAGATGCTGGATCTGTCTGCACGCTATGCGTACCAGGGCAGCCAGTATCTGATGACGCCGGGCGAGGTTGGCAAAGACAGGGGCAGCAGCATCCACAGCGGCTGCAGGCTGCAGATTCAGGGGATTCCGGATCTGGGCATGGCTCCCGGTCAGGTGCTGGAGTCTGACTGGCCGGAGACTGTCTGGTGTCGGAGTTCTCGCGAGTTTGCATCACGTTGCAAAACCACTGACGTTGTTCCGGGGCAGGTGTCCGAAGTCCGGAAACCGCCGGAGTCATTCGAGGACATGCTGGCACTGACGGCGGCGGGTGCCTGTCTGCATCAGGGAACATTCTGGGGACCGTCACAACAGGCGAGTAAGCCGGACGGGCGGATGCTGGTGGCCAGATTTCCCCGAAGCGGCGGAGGCCACGCAACAGCCGGAGTGTGGGGCAAACGATTCGACCGTATTGGTTGGCTGCTGGCCGTCTGGAATTCACACGGCTACGGTCACTACTGGATTGACCAAGCGGAGTACACGCGACTGCAGGAAATCAACTGGCAGCCGTTTGGGGCGTTTGTGTTGCAGCCTCCCGACGTGGTCGAGCGTTACAACAGGATTCAGCAGGGCGGAGGATATTTTGCATGATCGGCTTGGAACGAGCTTTGGTGCTGAGCTGCCTGTTCAGCCCGCTGGGGATGTCAGTGGGGGCGAATCTGCTGGACGAACCAACCCCCGCAGCCGTGGCGGACTTGGTCACGCTGAGCAAACGAGTGTCAGACCTTGAGCAGCGGGTGCGGGATCTGGAATCCGGAAGGCCAGCACAACCGCCGGTGGCATCCGCACCCGCTGCCGAGGATCTGCCGATTCTGGAGATTCATTCGGAAACGTGGTGCGGGCCGTGCCAGACGCTGAAAGCCGATTTGCAGGCAGTCGGGGAATCAGGCGTGGCGGTGAAATGGGTGCGATTCTCTGACAGGGTTCCGGCGATGCGGTGGATTGGGCCGGACGGCAAACAGGTGGTCCAGACAGGCTACACACGGGGGACGATTGGCAGCCTGCTGGAGCGGGTTAGAGCCGCGCATATTGCACGAGCGGGAAAAAGCGAGTAACATCAGGGGAAACCCGTAATTGGCAACGCAGGTTGAGTCATGCGATGGACAACGAGAAACACGGCAGCGATGATTCGGACGATGACCGGGAAGTCGTGCATTTTCAGATGCCGGGCTTATCCATCCGGATCACGGAAAAGACGCTCGACACAATTGGCAAATACACGGGCAAATCGTGGATGGCGGTGGTTTTTGCCGTCGCAATCGCAATCATAATCTACGCTTTCAATGGGTTCTCAAAGGGTGCACTGTGATGGATTTCACACAAGAATTCTGGCACACGGCAACGACCGCGTGGGCGTGCGGAGTCATCAGCGTATTGTGTGCGTTTGAGGCGTGGCGCCAGAAGCAGTTCCGCTGGCAGGTGCTGGGCGGAATACTGGCAGGACTGACGGGCGTGTTGTGCCCTGCGACGTTGACGCGGGGCTATTACGAGATGGTTCAGGTGAATCAAGAGCTGGCAACGATGGTGGCAGCGAAACGAGCAGAGGGGGTGCAAGATGGCAGGGTGGTTACAGTCAGTCGCAGAGATTTGGTATCAGGCAAGGGCGGCTGCAGATTCGAGTTTGAACGATACAGCGACGGAACCTATCGACAAGTGCTATCTGCAGACCGACGCGTTGGAGGAGACAACAAGGCAGGCCGAGCTGATAATGCAGCGCATGGCGGACC